GTCACCTTGAGGACCAAGAATATCTTTCTTAGGTACGTCAAAAACCGGCCAACCGTGTTCATCAATGAATCCTTCATAGTTCCACTCCATCGGTATAAAAAGCTTATATAATCCACTTTTTGTTTGCCCATTCTTATTTCTTTTTGTAACGTCTGAATCGTTATATAATTTTTTAAAGTTTTTACCCCCTTTGTCTAATGCATTTGAGGTTGAGCCCATCATACACTTGCCGATAATACGGCTACCTAGTCTTAAGCAAGTTTTTGTAACTCGCCAGTTGTTAAGTATGTTAGTAGGCCTTTCCCACTTACCGCTTTCGTCGTGTACTAATAGCTTTAGTTTTTCTCCATCGTAAGAGTTGTCCCCGGTGTTTTTCCAGTCGATCGTTGTGTCGAGACCTGTAATTTCCTGGAGTTTCTCGTTTGAATCGAGTTTCCTCCTTGTAAGCTTTGAGGCCGGTACTCTGTACGCGAGTTCTGTTTTCGGGCGGTCCATTCCGTCCTGTATTGGTTTAAAGAAGAATGGATAGTTAACTGATATTGGGACAACTTTGTCTGTAAACATTTTCTTTGCGTCAGGTCCAGACTTGGACAATATGCCAAATCTAGCATCCGTAGATATTGTGCCTTGGTTAACCGTCTCCCCCGAGGCCATGAAAGAAAATCCTGATCTTCTGTTCTTAAGGTAGCACATGCCATAGCTTCGTCTGTCTGCTTTGCAAGCTTCCCAAAAAATGTAGAACAATCTGTTTGACTCTCGAAAGTCTGGGTGCCCAACGTCAATCTTGGACCACTGCAAGTACATGTAGTGAGTACCAGTAATATAAGTAGGCTTGTCTTTGTTAATAAACCAAAAACCCTCTTCACGCCTGTTAAACTCTGTGTCAATATATCCATACCACTTCTCTTTAAATGCAGTCGGATACTTCTCCCAATCCGCTTCGCTTTTAATTTTACTTAATTCTTTTGGGTATTCTTTTGGCGCCCACTTATTAATTCCCTTACTGAGTTTATCCTCTAACAAAGGTAATGCGATATGTAAATCACCAATAACATATATATCTCCTATCTTACCTGTTCTACTTATTACAACAAGATCGTACTCCTTGTCGTAACCATACTCCCATTTAGCGTAGCGATTCTTCTTTTTAATTGCTTGCGGCTTAACGTAGTCTTTGGCTATCCGGTATAATTCCTGTTGATATGCCATTATTTAGATCTCGATTCTGCAAACCCTTTAAAAGCAGGTTTAGTTGAAGCACTTGACGATTCGTTTATCATACTTTCCTCCTCTTGAATTCTTGTAAGAATTTCAAAAGCATCAAATATACATAACTTTTTAGTAGCGGCAGCATTTTTAAGTCTGTCAGCTGAGATATCCTCTTCTGAGTCAACGATCTTTTCTTTTGCTACCTTTACTAATTCTTCAATCGCTAGTCGCCCAGCGGCTATTATATTCTTCTTCGTTTCTATCGAGTCCATACTTTATAACAATATCATTTGATTTCATACAATACATAATTTGATTGTCTACAACAAATTCCCATTCGCTATTTGGTGTGAATCCAATTATGTCCCCTGGATTGATTCCAGACTCCTCTAAGGAGCTATTACCTATTTTAAGTATACCAATAAGATCAGCTACTTTATCTGCGCTTAAAATGTCTTTATTCTTAACAGGTGCAACAAAGCATCTATCTCCAAATGATTTCCAAGTGTCTGTTCTTTTATACAAATACACTTGATCAACCGCGCAAAAAAACAAGTTGTCTTTTAAGAAAGACCTACTGTTCTTTTTGATTCCTTTCATGTCGTAGAATACTCTGAATACATTATGATGTACCATAATCAAATCACCTTTCCTTATAGGGGTCGCAAACGCAACCGGTGTTTCAACTACCTCAGCAATATTGTTGACATGCTTAAAGCTTTCTATAGAGCTGTTTGTTATAAGGGTATGCTCTCCAACCTTTACCTCGTTATCATACCTTTTGCCTACCGGCTTTATGATAAAGTCATATACACTCCGCATTAATATTCTAAGTCATATTCAACGGATATTGCCATGTTTGAATTGAATTTCTTCCATGGCATTATCTCGTCTACTTTTTTTATAAATATATTATAAGAATTATCAGACTCTTCAAATAGTATGTGAGAGATCTCGTGACCGCCGTAAACTGTCTGTTTAACAGAGTAATGCATTGCTTCGTTTTTATAGTCAGCCCCGATACTAATCTTTCTTATAATACTATCCATAATATTACTCTATAACTGCTTCCGGCACAATCTCTTCGAAAGTTCCGTCTACAAGGTTAATATTAACTGGCCCGTACTTAGCTTCAATATCTTTTTTAGTCTCGTCCATTTCTTTTTCAAGCATGTTAACGTGATAGATAGCTTTTGCTTTTTGAACCTCTAGTACTCCAATGTTTGCTAAATAAGCCTGCAAATCCGCTTGCACCTTTTTAACGCTTGCTAATTCTTCCGCCGTAATAGAGTTTGCTTTTGCTTTTGACTTGATTTTTTTTACTTTACCCATTTGATTTAATTTAATTGTTAATTGTTAATTATTGTGAATTATTGTGAATCTCTGTGTGTTTTTGCCATGCTGTTAAATCTAGCTACTGCTTGGCTCGATTTAGCGTTGTACATGTTTTGATTTTTCTCGTAATCTTTCTTGGCTATATTTTTCTCGCGAATTGACATGCCCGTAAACTTAGTAACTTTTCCTTGGTGAGATTTGTACCCATAATGCCCTCCGGCGTCGTCCATCAATTTTTTACCTTTATAAGGGGCCGCCGAGTACAGGCCTGAAGTATTATCATACTTGACATTACCGGTTAGTTCTCCTCTCAAGTTATTATCAGAAGCAGCTTTGTTCGCGAGTCTCTGGTTGGCATTGGTTATTATTTCTTTGCCTGAGGTTTGATTAACTACGCTTTCTACTCCCCCTTTATCCTTTTTAACTTCTTTGAAGTTTAAATTCCTGCGAGTAGCTGTGTTATCTCCTTGCGTTTTAGCACTCGTTCCGGTTGTTTCTCCGGATGTGATATCTTTCTTAGGATCTGTTTGTTGCAGGTTATTAATAACTTTAGTAATTCCCGCTCCCATTTCTTTAGTAAAACCAGGTGTTTGTGTGTAAGCCATGATGTTTGTTTTAGTATAATCTAGTTAGTCCATAAGTACCGCGGATGTCTCCAGTATACTTACTTGATATTGAATCGTTGTTTATTAATGTGTATTCTATAGTTACCTCGTATCCATTAGCTGGATTACGAAGTATTGTTGTAAAACTATTATTAGTTTTTTTGATTAGCTCTTCTGTTATAACATCTTGCTCCGTAAAAGAAGTGTTAAAACATTGTAGCACCGCGTAATCTGACGCAAGTATTGTTTTTAAATAATTGCTTCCTTCGTTCTCCCATATTCCATTAAATGCCTCTTGTGCTGTTAATGTTAATGACGTTAAAACTAAACATAGTGTAATAAATAAATTTTTCATAAGATTTGATTTTATTATATAATCACACGTTTTTTTTAAAAACTTGTTTTTATACTCCTCCGCCATCACTTATTGCTCCAACATCAGCAATTAATTGCGTTCTTGCAGCTTCTGCCGCTCCACCTAATGTGTATTGAGCTGAACCGAAATTTAAAGTTCCATTATATGCTAATGGAATTTGCGCAGCCCACCCGATTAAAAGGGCATCGTAGTTAGCTGTTGACATTCCTGTTGCAACTTGCATAAATTCACTTAAATTAGTAACTTGGTTGATGTCCCATGCTGATATATTTCTATTAAAACTATCAGCGTCATACAACATTCTTCTCATATTTGTTGCTGAACTAGTATCCCAATTTTCTATATTAGCGTTCCAAGCTTTAGCATTTCCAAACATTCCTTCAAAGTTAGTAACACTGCTTGTGTCCCAAGCTTCTATTCCTACCATATTTTTACCGTAAGCTCCTCCGTCTAGGTTATAAAATACTGACTCCATATTTACAACATTGCTAGTATCTAAACCAGTTACATCTATGGCCTCCATTGCTCTACAGTTATAAAATAATCCCAACAGCTGTAATACACCACTTGTGTTAAACCCGGAAAGATCCACAGCTGTTAAATTTATACAATAAGAAAACATATAGGACATTGCATTAAAAGTATCTGCAGCAAAACTAACAGGCGCTATGCTCCAATTAGAAAGATCTAAATTAGTGAACGCCATATTACGGTTTCCTCCAAACATGAATCCAACAGAAGTACATGTAGACATGTCCCATGCTGACACATCTATATTAGCAAGAGAAGAAGCATTGTAAAACATAGCGTAGGAGCTTACTAAGCTACCAAAAGTCCATCCGGCACTGTTCAGTGTGGTTAAAGAAGTACACTCAGTAAACATGTAGTTAGCATTGCGGCTCAAGGATATTACCCAGTCTTCATGGCCTGTTATTGTTGTAAGATTTGAACAGTCACTAAACATTCTTTGGGTATCTACTGCATTAGAAAGGTCAAAATTAGTTGCGTTTACAGATACTAGCTCAGTACAATTACTAAACATAAACGCTGCAGAAGCAGAAGCAAAGCCGCCACTTATATCAATTGATGTAGCTTCCGTGTTATTGAACATATTAATGGTTGAAACCGCATTAGGTGGAGTAAACCATGAAAAATCAAAAGTACCCGTAACATAAGAGGTGCAATTGTCAAGAAGATATCCTGCGTTTGTTAGGCTAGTTAAATCAAGGTTTTCAATTCCTGTTATAGTAGCTAAACTTGTGCAATTACCAAACAGTCCCTCCATATTTTCTATGTTAGCTGTATCCCAACTTGATATGTCAATAGAAGTTAACCCGGACATAGAAAACATCCTTCTTAAAGCAGTCATGCTTGAAATATCCCAGTTAGAAACATCTATGCTTGTCATTGACGTAGTTCCAAAGAACCAGTAACCAAAATTATAATTATCAGTAAACTTAAGTTTATCTGTAGCACTTACAGTCATGTTTGTGCATTGATAAAAGGTTACATCTTCATCTACTAAGAAAGAACCCCACTGATAAACATTGCCCATTTGGTCCTTATCAACACTCACGTCATCTTGGTTAGCAAAGTAATATGACCAACCATTTATTATACCTGTTACTGTTATAGTATGTGTACCCGCTGTAGCATAAGTATGCACTGCTTCGGCAGAAGAGGTTACTGTGTCAGAAGTGCCGTCTCCCCAATCAACTTCCGCGTTAACCGTACTTGTTGTTCTAAAAGGCATTTGAAAAACCTCAGCGTCCGCTGTGGTTATTGCATCAAATATAAACGGAGCCGAGCTTGCGCTACCACCGCCCAAAGCAACTGATACCATAGGTACCCCGATCCCTATTGCATTGCTCATGTTATTTTAAAGCTATAAGATCACCCGCTCCTGCAGCAGTTCCTGTTGCTAATACATAATCAACTATAACAGGCAAGATAGATCCTGCTGGCACAGCTTTAAATGTTACCGCTTGAGCAGCTGTTGGAAAACCTCCTGCTGGATTAACTACCCCGGATAAAATTACTTTAATATCTCCGGCTACACCTACATATAAGCAAGCTTGGTTTAAGTTAGTCGCGTAAGTTATTGCATCATCTGGAGTTACGGCTACTGCCTCTGTTCCAAACTCTGGTTGATTTCCAAATTGTCCCATTATTCTTTTATTTTGTTGTTCATTATTTTTCTACTCTTTTCCCACGATCTACCCACAAAGTAAGCACCGTAGACTGTAACTAATAGTGTTTGGAATATAGGTATATATTCTGCTGCTATTTGAAAGTCGCCAATATTTCCGTCAGCAAATGCTAATACCGAAAATATAAAGGTAAGATATATCAATACCATTGGCCTAATGTTTTTAGAAAGGAAGCTATCCGAACTCATGTCCGACTTCCATCTTGCAGTAACTTCCACTTGCGCGTTAGCCTCTGCTTTTTCAAGAATTACTTGCAATTGTTTTTTAATTTCAAGCTTCTCTTCTTTTGTAGTCGTTAGACTATCAATTACTGATCCAACCTCTTTAATAAGACCTCCTGTTAACCATGAAATTATTTTGCTCATATTCTTTAGTTTAATAAAAACCCTGCAGAATGATTAAATTCCGCAGGGTAATTAATTATTACGCAAGTACTGCTTGAGTAAAGTACATTCTTAACGGAACAGCTGCTCCATCAACTCCTAATTGAACACTAGAAGATACTCCCCCTGGGTTGGCCGTTAATGCACGAGCAACTGATTGAGAAGGCATGTCTTTTCCTAGAGGTGCTGTTGGCGCTACATTAGCCACTGCTCCTGCTCCGGTTGTATCCGCTGGATCCGAAACTACAGTTGTACCTAAAGTGAACGTCCAAGCTCTTAATGATCCTGCTGGACCATTTTTTAAGTTAACAACTACATTAGCTCCTGCTGCTCCGTCTATCGCACTTTCGATGTCATCTACATTTATTAAGATGTCTCTTGATCCTGTTGCACTTGTCGCAGTTGCCGCGTTTCTTACTTGAAATTTTAAAAATTTTCCCATTTTGTTTTTGGTTTTGTTTTTGTTATTGTTTATGTTTGTTTAGGTTTATACAGTCCTATTCTGTTATTTTTTCTTTACACAATTATTAACGGTTTTTCCGCCTTTCTTTTTTGTGCCTTGCTTTATATATCCTCTCCAACAAGGAGTTGTTTTCTTTTTAGCTTTCATCGGTTGCGTGGGTTAGTTATTCTAAATACGGGTTTTGCATCCCACCCGTTTCGGCC